TCGATGACAAAGGTGCGCGGCGGCACGAGGTGGCCAGACGCGATCAACTCGCCCAACCGCACCTGGTCGGCGACATTGTCGAAGACCTCGCGCAGACCCTTGCGGTCGCCCCGGGTCGGCGTTGCCGTCACCCCGAACACCCTCGCGTCGGGATTTGCATCGCGCACCCGGTCGATGATCCGGCGGTAGCTGTCCGCCACCGCGTGATGCGCCTCATCAATCACCAGAAAATCGAGGCGCGGCATGTCGGTCAGATTCGACGCCCGCGCCAGTGTGGGCACCATGGCGAAGGTGACGTCGCCGCCCCAGGATTTCTCTGTCGCGTCGATCACAGATGTCGACACCTCCGGCACCACGCGCTGAAACTTGGCGCGGTTCTGCGCCGTGAGCTCGTCGCGATGTGCCAGAACACAGGCTTTGGCACCGTCGCCGATCATCTCGCCGGTGACCGCCGAGAGCATGATGGTTTTTCCCGCGCCGGTGGGTGCCACGCCCAACGTGTTGCTGCGGGAGGCGAGCGCAGCAACACTGCGCTCGACAAAGATTTTCTGGCGGGGGCGCAGGCGCATGACCGATCCCCCCTTACTGAGCCCAGCTCGGCCGCCCGGGGGCACCGGGGTTGGCTGCTGGCGGATTTGACGATGGCGCTGCGGGTGCATTCTGCTGCGGGGCGTTCCCTGGTCCGGCGTTACCGCTGAACTGCAGGGGGGCCGTTCCCATGACCTGCGCATAATCGCGATGGTCAGGCGTGACCGCGCTGCGGATCTCGTTCTTGTCGTCACCGCTTGCATCGGTTCCAATATCGATACGCGCGATGAACTCGATCCCGTCGAGATCGGCAAATCCACTGATCCGCCGCGCCGCCTGCGCCTCGGCCGACATGTCCTTGTCGGAAATCCCCCGCGCCGAGTTCAGCATGCCACGCACGAGGCTGCGGCCCATGTTGGTCCAGTCCGGGCCCTTGGGGCTGTAGAGCCCGATCAACGTGAAGATCTTGCGGCGGGCATATTGGCCCTCGGTCACGGTGAACTCGCCATTGAGATAGACAGCCCCAGTGGAGCCGCGCGTGGCATAGCCGCCGGTCCAGCCTTGCGAGGCGTCGTCGAACCCGCCGGGGCGGATGGTCAGGCGCACCTTGGCCAGCGTGCCCTTGGGGATGAGGTTGGTGTTGCTCTGCGCGTCGTTGAAATCGTTCCAGGAACCCATGGGGAACCTCCTTTTCTGATCAGGTTTGTGGTTGGGATTGGTCGGCTGCCGCCGGATCGACGGGCGGCTGGGTATAGGTCAGGCGATCCGTCGCCGGGGCTGCGGGCGTCCGGATCCTCGCCATCAGGCGGCCGAGATGGGGTTCTTCGACTTGTGCCAGGCGGCCGGAGCGGTCCTTGGCCGGAAAGCCCCAGGGATTGATCGTCTGGCAGACGAAGGCGCGATACGGATCGCCGCCATCGGCCTTCAGTTCCGCCATGGTGATTACCTCATCGACGATCCCTGGAAGTTCCAACCCGGTCTTTGAGCCGTCGATCTGCGGCTGGAAGACCTTGCGATTGAAGTCGTCGAGCTTCTCGTCGAGGATCCCGACGAACCAGACATTCTTGGCCCGCGTGTGCTGCAGATGGGTGAGCCAGCCGATCATCTCGCGGCCGTGCAGGCCGTAAGCGCCGCGGACATCCGGCTTGCCGGTCTTTTCAGACAGCGCCTCGGGCTGGCCCTTGCACCACCCGAAACACAGCCGCCCGGCGACCGTGATCGAGTCCACGAAGATGGTGTTGTAGCGGTCCAGTTCGGCTGGATCGCCGAAGCGTTCGCAGACAGCCTTGTAGTGCGCCGGGCTATAGGGCTGCTCATCCCGCAAAGCCGGGTTGGGCCCGCCGATGAACACCGCGAAATCCCGGCATTCCGTCCATGTGCGTGGCCGGATACTGTCACCGGACCAGCCCTCTATAGCGAGATCGCCCGCCTCGAGATCCATGAACAGCGTGCGCTCGGGATCGAGGGTCCAGAGCAGCGACGTTTTCCCAATGCCGGATTTGCCGAAGATGCAGCCCTTGATCCCGCGCGGCTCGGCCAATCGCTGGTCGGCGCTGATGATGGGGAGGCTCACTGGTCTGCCCCCTGCGCGAGGATCTCGACCTTCAGCGTGCCGGGCCGGACTGTGCGTGCGGGCTCGAAACCCTGCCGGATGGCTTCGGGCCAGGCGGCGTATTTGCGCTCGGGCACCTTGTAGGTCAGATCGACATATTCGGCGGGATCGTCGCCTGCATCGCGGATCCGCGCCACCATGGCGGCCAGCCGGTCCTGGTCCCAATCGACCCGCTTCGGCAGATCGGCGACCACGGTGAAATCACCGTCATCGAAACGGACGGTGCCGGTGTCTTTACCTGCGGCTTGGCGTTTCTCAGTTGCACGAGTGGCGTAACGGACAGCCAATCCAGCATCGAAGCGGGTCTTAGCGGCTTTGTCGCGCTTCAGACGCTCGTCGATTTCGCGCTGCAGGATCGCCAGCAACTCGACCGGCAGCGCCGCAACCTCGGCGGCGCTGAGAGATGGCAGATCGTCAGGCGTGGGGGTGTTCTCGGGGAATGGCATGAAATGGTCTCCGTGATCGGTGAAAAGGGATTGAAATGCGGGCATCACGCGGCCTCCTGTTCGGCGAGCAGCAGCTCGGACAGCGAGACGGCAGCGGCTTTGGGCTTGGGCCGGGCGACGGCGATGTAGGCGAACTGATCCGGGCCCACGCGCTCCTGCACGAGATGCACGAGACCAAGTTCAGCGGCCCAGAACGCCCGCGATCCAAGCTTGCTCAATTCGCCGCGCGCCGCATCCGACAGCCCTGAAAACACAGGGAAGATGTCGAGCACCAGAAAGCCGCGATGGTATTCCAGCCGGTCGCCGGGAACGGCCTGCGCCACCCAGGCGCAGAACTCGATCTCGGACAGCGGTCGGCTGGCGCGGACCGTGATGAAGGGTGTGGTTCCCATGAACATGATCTCCTCCTTTTCCCTCTACTCAGGCCGCCGCGACATCGTCCCAAGCGGGACCGAGACCGCTTCGGTGTCTTGGTTTGAGGCGTTGTGCTGGTCGTCCGGCTGGCCCGTGTCGGCGTCGGCGTAGACCGCCACGAGAGGCGTCCCATCCTGGTGGGCACCGGCATTCTCGATGCGGTATGCACGCTGGTTCTTCAGGATTTCCGGCAACTCCCAGCGGCGGTAGAGGCCGGGGATGCGCTTGAGGTCTGCGGACAAGAGGTCGGCTTTGCGGATCATGCGGGTCGACTTTCGGTTTGAGTGGGGCGCGCGGTGGCGTCTGAATGGGAAAAGCCACCGCACCGCAGGGATCGGGACACCCGATCAGCGAAATTCTTGCAGGACGTCGCGCAGACGCCGGGTCGCCCGCTGATAGCGTTTGCGCGTCGCCGCCTCAGACAGCCCCAGTTCGGTCGCGACCTCCGATTGAGAGAACCCGTCGATGGCCACACGGATCACCAGATCCGCATCCGTGCCGACGATGCGGACGAGATCGCGGTGGAGCAGTTCGGGACTGGCGTCACCCGACAGCACTTCACCGTCGGCCGGGATTTCGTTGGGATCAGCCTCGCTGCGCAGGCTCTGGTGCCTGTCCTCGCGTTGACGCTTTCTGATCACGTCCCGCTCGATGTTCCGCAGGATGGTTGCCGCGATCCAATTGACGCGCTGCATATCCAGACCCCGAATGGCCTCGGAAGCTCGTGCAAGGATTTCGGATGCAACCTCGTCGCCGGTGCCGATCCTGCGCCAGATCGATCTGCGCCGAACGGCATCCAGCCCCGGCCAGAGCGCCAGAAGCATCAGCGTCAGGGCACAATCGGCGGTCTCGCCATCAGACTGCGCGACCCTGACCAGCGCGACCAGCAGCTGGTTTTTCTCGTCCGGCGCACGGCCACCGACGTGCAGCGTGTCCAGCAAAGCGGCGGGATCAGCGAAATGTGCGAGCAGTTCGCTGCTGCGCCGCAGAGCATCGAAGGTGTTTTGAAAACCGAGAGTTGATGAAGAAAACATGAGGTGATCACGGATCTCGTGCCACGCGATAGACATTGGACGCCTGCCTTGCGGCCAGGCGTCCAGCGCCTTTTCGTGGCCAGGTCAGGACGTCGTGCGTCTCTGCGATTTCAGGGAAATGGTGAGATGCGCGCCTTAGCGCGCGGGTGATGTCGCCTGGTTCAGCGTTCCGCAGCCGCGGCAGGTGGCCACGACCGGAAAGCCCACGAAATACTCGTGCCCTCGCGCAAAACGCAGATGCATGCGGCCGTCCCGGCAGACGCCGAGCAGCTTGTCACAGCGCGTGCAGCGCCATTCGGGGCTGAAAGGGGTGGGTTTCGTCTTGGCACCACCGGTCCAGTTCGTCTGGGCTGGCTGGCGAGAAGTGTCGGGAGTCGGCATTGGAAGTGCTCCTCTTTGCTGTGGAGCACTCCTATTGGACGCAAGAATCGGAGTTCGTCAGACCTCGGAACGGAGCCGGATCGGAGTTGATCTCAGATCGCGATCTCCCACCACTTACGTTTCGGAGATCGGACAAAGTCTGCCTTGAGCTTTTTCCAAAGCACAGACCCAAAAATGTTGGACAATGATTGGTCCTCAATGCCTGAAATAAGATCTGCTGTTACGATTGGTGCGGGGCCATTATTGTGGGCGTCCACAAGCCGCTGAACGACGAGCAGCCTCTGTTCACCCGATATGTCGATGGATCCCTTTCCCGGCACAAAAAGCGTTCCGGAATTTTCGCCAGTGCGTTCAAGCTGCACGGTCAGCCCGCCTCGCGCGAGAGATTGGTC